AACTCCCTGACAATTGTAATGACGAAGCCCATTTAACGTAAGTCTTGTCTGGGACACAACAACGTGTCGAATTAATTAAACTCTAGCGCATCTAGATCAGAATGCATTTACTGGCAATCGAGGCGGATTAAAGTTGGTATTATCCGGTCCTTCTTCGTCCTCGTCTTCATCTTCGTCCTCTTCTTCGTTATCCCCTAAGAAAAACTCAGATTTCTGATAACGAAAATCTTTCGTGTGGGCTTCTAGTTCTTCGTTCATACACATGCCTGCCATGTAGGATTCCACTACGACTTCTCCGCATTCCTCAGCGGACCTAGGAGTACCGTCTGGTCCCACGCATTCCTGAAGAAGCTGGTTCGACACAGATAAAGCACAGAGCTTATCTAGTTTATCGTTTAGTTTAGTCAGATGATCCAAAACGGACTTCTGAAACGCCTCAAATTTTTCTGATCGTGATTTCATGTCGGCAGCTCCGGTAGGGCTCCAATGTCTTCCCAATTTACAGCATAAGAGATCATCGTACCATCTCTCCACAATTCGGGTTTTTGGAAGACAAACCAACAAGCTGTCACCGAGTCCTTTGTTGATCCGATGGATCTAAATTTGGGGCGTGGGGACAGGACAACCATATTTGACAATTTATTCTTTAGAAGGAATGTTCTGCGTCGTGCTACCGGTTCGATAAACGAAAGCCTGTCCAAGACGGCGATCCCATTCGTCGCTATTTCCATACCATATTCCAATATGTATTCGCTTAGATCTTTCAAACCCATTGTTGAACAAACTACCCAATCAAATGCTTGTTCACGCATACCGACCCACCAATTTGGGTCTGTTATATTTTCAATATCGGTGTTAGTCGTTACGGTGTAATTATGTCGTTGAAGTTCCGTAGATAAAGTTAAATCTGGGTCAAAAGGCACAAGCACAGAACCATTTATAAATGTGTGTTTTACTAAGGTATGGGTGACACCGGAGGGAATTGTATAAAATTCGCTCATAAGGATCATGCTGGGATCCAAACTGTAATGCAAATCACCTTGTCTGTCCACAGGGTGTCTGCTAGATTTAGACGGATCACATTAAAAACATGTTAAGTTTTGAATGGCTTGATACTGAACAAAACTTTGTACATCAACAAGTCCTTATGGACGCCAAAAAACTAGAGAAAGAAGATCTACTTAAATTATTTGATATGGTACACAAGCAGTCACTTGTACGGAATAGGCTTTTTAATGGCTTAGTTAAACACTGTGTACGGACTGGTGTAACTTTGCCTTCGTTCGACACGTTGCTTGCGCCTCAGGAGATCAAACGTAATCCTGTGTCCACCTGATTGCCATAAAAAAAGCACCGTGGGTACGGTGCTCGGATGGCTTCAACAGGGAATTGTAGCCTAGAAGTCAATCCCCAGGGCTTTTGCCTGTTCCTCTGTAAGCTCCATCGCTTTCTTGCGCTTGGGCTGCGGAGGGGCGGCAGGAGCTTCCTCTGTATCCTTTGCGTTAGCAGACGGCAGCGAAGGTTGGAACCCTGAGGATCCTCCAATCTGCGAGGGGTTCTCGGCTGCAAACTGAGCCTTGATCGCCGCGTGGTCTGAACCCAAGGGCAGTTCCACCAAGTTGGCGCCGGGAATGTGCGACTTAAGGCAATGTGCTGCGGATGAAGCACCTTCGATTGCAAGCCACTCGTTGATATCCTCGACGAGTTTCTTTTCTTCGGCGCTTTCTGCAGGACGATCCTTAAAGTCCAGAGCGTTGTAGTTGATCTTGGCTCCGTCAGCACCTGTAACGGGATCCCTTTCGTTGAAAGATTTCGTTACAAACTTGCTGCTCGTTACCACGGAGGCACAGTTAATCCTGTTGTTATACAGGGTTTGGAAGTAAGAGATAAAGTTTTTCTGGCTGGATTTACCAGAAATCATCGCCGTGGTTACACAGCGTGGTGGAAGCAGCCGATGGTTCGGGGACACACCAATGAAAGCGATGCGTAGAAACTCCTCTTGGTTCCGCATCCCTAAGTTGCCAAAATAGGGCGTAAAGCCTATGAGGATGAACTCAATGGGGATCCCGTTGTCGTTCGCATCCACAATCGCAGAGTCTGAGTCTACGTCTGACTTCCAGCGACGAGCTTGAAGATCAATGCGAAGTGTGTGAGGAGGAACGTTAGCGAGAATCTCGTCTTCAGAAAAGTTGCCAGCGATAAATACCATAGTTAGATACCTAGATCAGAGGGAGAAATCAATAGAACCAATAGCCGCAGCGGCTACTTTACCTTTTTCAGGATCAGCAGCTTTCTTGGGTGCGGACTTCGTAGATTTGGGAAGGTAGAGGATTTTGTCCAGAGTGTAGTTTAGGTAGTTTTTGTCGTCTTTTTCGCTTGTAGAAACTTTACCGACGGCGATCGTGGGCGTCCCAGGCGCTAACTCTGAGAGTTGCTTAGAAAGCTCGGCCCAAGCTGTCAGTTTTATCCAGTTAGTTTCTGAATTTTCAGACTGCCAAGCAAGAGACCTGTTGGTTACTGTTGTATCTGACAGTTCAACTTCATCGGACTTGGGTCCAAGACCACCCGTCGCAATGAATAGGTTGATTGCCAACAGATCGTCGAAGTTATCTCTTGTTACAACCAGCATCGGCTGCATTTGAAGAACTCCGTCTAGCGTTGGCCGCGTGGGTCCAATTGCTAACACGGTGTCTGATTTTTTAAGATCCTGAAGCAGTTTCCCTACGTAGTGGTTTTTGTCTTGTAGCAGTTGAACTTTGGTGTGTACACGTTTTTCGTTGGATGGGAGAGAGTCAGCTAGGACGTTGATTACGCCTTCATTTTCTTGAGCTGGATCTGTGATCGTCAGACCGAGTAGAAAGACATTCACGGTTTAGTTTCCGGTAAATAGTTGAACGATGGACTTTTAGTGCCTTGGCAGCCTGGTTTACCCCGGAGCCTTGACCAAGAAATGCTAGCAGCATGTTGGTATCTGCGCCAGTCAATTTTGAATTTTTTCCGGGTTTGTACGAGAAGTGGTATGGGTTAACGCAGGACTTACAGTTGCAGCTTGGACGAGCTACGACTCCTTCTTTAGGAATATCTAAATATCTGACAATCAAATCTCTGACGTAGTATCTTTTGCCAAATACATAAATACAAGGCACATTGTTACTAAATGTCAATGCCCACGGTTCGCAAATGGCATAGCTAAATGAATTTGCGGCCAACTTATTAAAAAAAACAGATAAGTTGTTTTGTTTACAGGTTCCGTAATTTAATTTGAATGACGTTACATCTATAGCACGACAAATATCTTCGGCTTGTGCCATTGCGTGGTTACTATTGTTTGCGCATATAAGTAGCTTTACAATTTTTTTCTCTCTTGTTGCTTCCAAACAGTAAGTTACTTGAGTCATATAGCTTAAGTATTTTGTTTTAATTATAGTTACTCCATAATTGATAAGGTAAGTTAAACTTTGCCGCTATATCGTCTCCTAACGGAATAGTTTCTTTCTGAAGCCATTGTTTAATTTCATCATCTGTATAGTTTTTACTAACTGCATTCTCATAGTCTTTAGTTCCAAAAATTGTTGGGTCATTACCATATTCTGTACTCATTGGAGGCCGAGGAGCTTTGTTCGGGAATTCATCAGAGGAACTCATAATTTTCCCCGATTGATATGGAGAAGTTACTTTTGGAGGAGTGTAATTGTATGCTTGAGTAGGTAATTGATATTTTTGCGCTATCTCTGGACCGAGCGCTACTTTGTTTGCCTTTATATACTTTTCTATTTCGCTGTCCGAGTAACCTAGTTTTATATTTTCGTCATAATCGATTTGACCAAATATGTCTGGGGAACTTCCATACTGTGCCGAAAGTGGATTTCTTGCCGCAGCAGGAGCTGGAGCAGGAGCTGGGGCTGGAGCTGGAGCTGGAGCTGGAGCTGGGGCTGGAGCAGTATTTTGTTGTGCGAGAGGGGAGTAGAATGCGACACCCTCTCTTTGGAACCCAAGTGCGCCAAGATTTCTAGCCTCGTTCGCATCACTTGTATACAAGTGTTGCCCCGTGGCAGCTTGGAAGTATCTTTCAACAGCTGTTGAATTCTCAGTAGGTGTTGTATATGCTGCGCCAACTGTTCCTTCAACGGTATACCCCGCACCCGCCGCTAAATTTTTCTCATCAACTGAAGCAGTGTAGAAGTGATCACCTGTTGTCGGATTAAACAATCTGTAAACATCTGAGGTTCCAGTTGCCTGACCTGAATCTTTAAATAATTGAAATGCCTGACCTTCTGAGGAAAATCCAGCCAGGTTACCTTCTTGTACATTACCTGTATATAAGTGACGCCCTGTTTTAGGATCAACAAAACGCTCCATGGCAAATGTCTGAGGAGTACTGGCTGGTTTTTGTTCTGTCTTATCGGCAGGTTTTTGTTCTACTGGAGGCGTGTTGTCTTTCGGAACTTTACCTACTACATCTGTAAACGGCGGTAATATGTCTATAGTAGGTTTATAATCTGGTTTTGAAGAATCCCAGTCTATATTATCATCTTCTTGCTTATGAGTTTCGGGTTTTGTATATGTTACTCCAGCAGCACTTCCAGTTGGCGGCGTGGCAGCAGGAGTTCCAGTTGACGGCGTGGTAGCAGGAGTTCCAGTTGACGGCGTGGCAGCAGGAGTTCCAGTTGACGGGAGTAGACCAGTTTTAATAGGAGCTTCGACTGGTTTTTCTACTCTGTTTAATCCGTAACTTAAAACTGAGCCACGTGGTGGTTTGTTATAAGTTAATCCTGTTGCAGAAACAGTTAAGCGATTGCCAGCGATTTGTTTAGGTGCACTGCCGTCAAAATTTGCTCCTAAAGCTGTCAAAAAAGTATTCCACTCTGCATCGCTGCCTGGCCCAGATTCTGGTTTACTGGGTTCCAATGGGGTGCCTGTGTTATCTGCGCTTGATGTCGCCGCTCCGCCGCCCGCTAATCGAATAGGTTCCTGTGTATCTTCGGCAGCAGGAGTATCGGCGGTTTCGGTTATGCCTATGTTTTTTCGTTCTTCTGGAGTTGACAGTTCAAGCCAGTTAGAGGGGAACATTGTGCCCCCAGCGCTAAAGGAAGAACCTTTTTTTAATGTTTGTCCAGCTAACT